GAGGATAATAATCGATCTTGTTTCTTACCTTACGGCCATTTTCAACACCACGATAGAGAATCTTAGAACCATATACTTGTACGTTCGTATAAAAAGATGCCATTACATTCCTGGAATAATAAGTTTTGATGAGGGTGTCACAAGTCCACCAAACATTCCTGAATACTGATTGATAAACTCTTGGACAGGCTTCATTGTAACTATAACATGAGCCTTATGAATTGTAAACTCTTTTTCTTCTGAGAACTCAGCCCAAGGAGCAAAACCAACTGTTGGTGTTTGTGGATTTGTTTTAGTTGGCACCACAACAACACGAACAGGATTTTTGATTGTGATATGTGATTCCTGATCACTGACGACTTCGGCTATCAATTCTTCACCACTAATCATCTTAACAAGCTTGACGTTTATTGCCATCAGTCAACAAACTCCACAAGATAATCATATACCCCAAGTGTCAACCACTTTTCTGGAACGAGAGTCATACGAGAACCACTTTCTGTAGTATACGTATATCGATTGTCAAAGTCAACAATCTTACACAAGCGTTCCCACTTGCCATCAAAAGACCTCTGCTTAAATTGAGTTTCAATAATCATCATACCATGTTCAGTTTTACCAGCCATATTATATCCTTTCAGAGGTCAATGCCAAAATATTGATTATCGCGAAGAAGTTTAAAGTCCTGCTTGTTATCTGTAATACAAGCATCACAGATTATACCAGATACATACTTGTCTGTCAATACTTCATATAGATTACCATCAAATTTTGATCCATATGAAGAGATAAGATATTTCTTTTCATTTCGTTCAAAGATTTTAGAAGAGCATTCATGTGCCTTCTTGAACATTGTTTCACAATGTGTACATGTTATCATTCTAGCATCCTACATTAGTATCAATCTCATCTTCTAGAACTCTATTAGCAGAATCCTTCAGAACCTTTAGAAGACCGATTTCAACAAAAGTCTTCATTGCTTCTGGGCCAAGATTGAAGCTCACGATTGCCGAACCATCATCATTATCAATAAAATCATCTACCTCTACTTTATATGGATCGCACGGTATATCAAGATCGTAACTCTCTTCAAAGATATCCTTGGCGCAGAAATAAAACTCACCACGAATACCCTTGATCAGATAGTCGCCGATTGATCCAGTCATGGTACCTTCAAGAGTATATACCATCATACCAGTCATTGTACCATCTGGACTCTTGACAATAACAGAAGGCGACCAAGCAGCAAGTTCTTCTGCATTCTCAATAGTAATCTGACGAGCTTCAATTGAAATAGGCTTCTTTGTATAAAAAGGCATCACTTCTCTCCAAGATCAAGAGCATCTTTCAATGATGGGAACTGTTCTGTAATCTGATACCAAACATCACGGGCAACTTCACGATGTTCTTTTTGAGTTTCTGGTCCCATACGCAACTGGCAATAATGAATCCAACTACGAAGAGTTCCGTTCATATACATGCGAGAAACAGTCAGACCTTCAGGAAGAACAGCACGAGCCTGTTCCTTTGCAATATCATGTTTAGTTGCAAACTGGTAAGCTTCTTCTACATGATTTGTAAGTTGTGTTTGACGAGTTTCCCACTCAGATTTCAAAGAACGCTGTTCGTAAACAGGTTGTATGATAGGATTGCCTTCAACAAATTCATATCCGACAATTACATCGATCATCACATCATCAATCTCAATGCTGTTCTGACGGTTCTTCTGATCCTGCAAACGTGCTTCACGGGTAACGAAACCCAAGTCCTGAGTGGGATCAGCATAACGCTGTGAAAACTCTTGAAACGAAAATGAGCGATGACGGAGAATCTGACGAGCAATGTCACGAGTTGTTTCAATTTCCATCACAATATTAACCATTTCGAATGGTGACCAATGCTTATGCTTGGCAAGATAACGCAGCAACTTTGGTGCAGTCAATGTGTTGTTCTGATTTGACGGATTAGATACACGGGCCACATATGCGATAAACTCATCAACAGTAAGAGGCCCATTATCATTATTCAGCAATGGTTGTGTAACAGCAATAATCTTAGCAGTGTTCATGATTAAACCTTCTTTAGAGGAGATTTCTTTCTGGCAGGTGTCTTCTTGGTAGTCTTTTTAGGAGCTGCTCTCTTTCGTGCTGGTTTACTTTCCGTCACCTGTTTAGGTTCCTCAACAACTGTAGGTTGAACAACAGGCGTCTGAACGACAGGTTCAATTGGTGCAGTGTATTGCTTTCCAAATATTTTATCGCGTAACCACGTTAACATTTACTTCTCCTTAATCAACTTAGAAATACCATACATTTCTGGAAAACGTCTTTCCAGAAGAATCATCGCGTCTTCAATATATCCATGCTTGAATCGCCAGATCATTTCTAGAATTTCAGGATGCTGATCTTCCTGATCTTCCATGAGGACTGTGTAACCACGATGTTCAAGTTCATCAATCAAGTCATCGTCATCAAACTCACCAATGTCAACTTCAACTTCTCTATAAACCGCAGTCATGGTTTTTTCCTGTTACTGATTTGATTGTCTGAGTATCTTAGCAGTTCTGTTGACAACAGTCAATTCTTTTTTGTATTCCTCTTCTCTTTTCCTTTGCTGACAGGACTTGAGAATTTGTTTCCGACGATCTTCTGTTGCGTAGTACCATTCTTCTATCTCTTCGGCTGTTCGCTTACAGTCTCGACAAAATCTTTCGATATCATCTTTGGTCACTTCTGTGTATTCACATATTCCTACACATGGTGATTTAATGTTATCTGGCATAAGCTTTTCTTGGCATGAAGTCTACTGCGAGATTCGACTTAGGTGGAGGATTATCAGCATTTTTCAATGAAGCAATCTTCGCATCGTTTCCATGACATATCCACATTTCATCTCTCAACCGCCAAGTGAGAGGATTGACAGCAGGATTTTTCTTTGTTTCCATTGACCACCAGTTATCGTCATTGATATGTGCAATACGATTAATATACTCAGACTTTGACCACCAATAATTGCCACTAAAATGTTTCATTGGCCATTCAGAGAAGTTACAACCAACAACATCAAAACGCTCAAGCAGCTTATCACATTGTGCCCAGTTTTCAATAACACCCCACTCTAGGAACTTTCTCCAATAAAGGTAGTTCTTAAATTCTTCATACTTACCTTTACGTAAACAACGCTCATATGAAGTAACTCCCTTTGCGTGATAATAAAGAAAGTGTGCATCTTCTCTTCGTGCATGATCTGCAATCAAACACAACGTGCCGTACTCTGTCATTGGTCGTGTATTCAACCCATGAAGATCAGTATCTAATGTATGTAAATCTTTATCAGTAGCAAACTTATCTTCAAATGTATGAATCTTAAGTTTTGTTGTGAGTGTTCTGGCAAGACCACTTGCCAGTTCTATGTTTTTAGGTTTGCCAACAAGCACAAGATTAAATGTGTTGACGTTATCAATCAAACCAGAATCTTCAACAATCTTATATTGTTCAAGAAGATAGTTTGACCATGCAGCATGTTCATCTGGTAAGTATAAGTGATAGTAGATGTGTCTGTTCATTCTCTAATCTCTACGTTAGGAAAATATGTGATGAAACGATCATACTTATTATCATGCTTTGATTTGATACGCTTACGGATCTCATCAAAGAAATTCCAAGCAAGAGGAACAAACAATGTTGTATCCTTCAATTCATCAAGCTTTTCTGGTCCATAGATAGGTATACTAGAACCAGGAGTAAATCTGCCTTGTTTCAGAGGATTATCATCGATGATAAAATCAAGATGAAGTTTAGCGTAGTTGAGCAAAGTCATACCTTTAGCAGGAGCGCCATAGCCAACGACATTCCAACCAATCATACCTTGGCGAACATAGTCACATTCATACTTCAATTTGCTCACAATTTCATTACAGCGTTTTGCATATTCAACATATGTTTCTGAATGATACAATCCTTTATTGCGCTCTTCATTAATTAACAAATCGACATTGCGGCCGTCATCTGTTTTACGAACAATGAACACGAAGCTTGTTCCATGAATAGGCATCCATTCAACACCAACAAGAAACAAACCAGCTCTCTTACATAGTTTGTCCATAGACTGAACATTGAAGAAAGATATATGTTCATGATAGATGGTGTCAAACTCATTATTCAAAATCATATTAGCTTGCGAAGTCTGAATGAATAAAGTTGATTCATCATGCATAATCATCTTTGCTGCATGAAGAAAAGCAAGAGGATCAGCAGTATGAGCAAAGACATTTTGTGCCGTGATCACATCGAAGCCTTTGGTTGCCCATGATAGGTTTTTAGCAAACTCTACCGTGAAGTAATCACAGAACACATTGTGATTTCTCTCAGAAAGAGTATGCAAGTTCTTAGCAGGATCAACACCAAAAGTATTGTATCCTAACTTTTTGAAATAATCTAATTGAGTTCCATCGTTGCAACCAATATCAAGAACAGTTTTTCCATTCGAAGCAGATTGAACAAATGAGGCAAAATTCTCAAAATGTTCTCTACCAGTCTGTGTTGTACCACTGACATACAGATAATCTTCGAACATCAAAGATGGATTTACAGCATGAGTAAGCTGAACATGAAAACACTCTTCACAATGATTAACTGCAAGAGGATACTCTTCTTGAATATCTTCTTGTTTCAGTTTATATGAGTTTGCAAGAGGTTGCTTACCCAAGTCAAGGGTGAGCTTTAGTTTGTTTGAACCACACGCAACACAATTTTTCAATTCTTCGCAATCTGACATAATAAACTCCTAAGCAAGCAACCAATGATTGTGTTCTAATGTCCAGTGTACAACTTCTTCAATGCGATCACGTAGACGAATGCGCGGTGTCCATCCTAAACTCTTCATGTATTCGCCACTTAAAGAGTATCTAAGATCATGACCAGGACGAGACTTATTGAAGTCTACAAGTTCATATTGAACTTCTTTCTTCATGACATTACCAATGATGTTGATGAGTTCAAGATTATCAATCTCTTCATTACCAACAATATTAAACTTTGGACATTTAGCACCACCGTAATCAGGCACACTTAAACTTTTCTCGTTTAGATTGAGAATGTGCATCAATGCGTCAGCAACATCCGTCACATGTACATAGAAACGAGAACCTGGTTGTCCAGTAACAATATCAGCATGTACAGTGATCAACCCACCATCGCGAATGTTCTTAATGCTTTTAGGAACATACTTCTCAGGATGTTGACGCTGACCGAATACATTCATAGTATGACAGATATAAACGGGAAGACTGTATGTATTATGGAATGAAACAGCTAGTTCTTCACCACCAGCCTTCGTTGCAGAGTATGGATTAGTTGAATTATATCTTGCTCTTTCATCATAGAGAATACCCTTCGGTGCAGGTCCGAAAACTTCGTCTGTAGAGAAATATACAAAACGTTCTAGGTTCTTACACTTACGAGCATAGTTCAGGATGTTACATGTACCAACAACATTGTCTAGAACAAACTCCAATGGATTTTCAATTGCACGATCAACATGTGATCCTGCTGCCAGATGTAATACATAATGACAATCACCAATGTTATTAAAAGTGAGTGGATTAATCTCAGCTTTCAAATCATGAAATACAAAGCGCACACGCTTTCTTGTAGCAGCGTCCTTTGTTAACAATAGTTCATGGAGACGATTTAGATTTCCAGAAAAATCTAGACGGTCAATAGTAACAACTTCCCAATCTGTTCTTTCAAGAATTGTATCAATAACATGATGAGCAATGAAACCCGCACCACCCGTAACAAGCACTCTTTTATTCATAATAACCTCACTTATTTTTTAATGCAGCAGTATATGTGATTTGTTGATCTGTGTATATATAGTCTCTATTATATTTCTCTTTTAGATATCTAGGGAACCAGTCTCTCATCAAATAGTCCATCTCTTTGAATGCGTTTGTCTTATCATACCAACTCTCACGACGCATATGTTTGATGGAAACATCGTGTATCACATGGGCCGTATGATTTAGATACGGACACATGATCTTGTCAATGCCCCATTCTGATTCATTATATACGTAATCTCTATGTAATGTCAAGACTTTTTTGAATATATCGCTGCGATAAAATGGAACACCCATCTCAGTGAAATTAGTCTCACTGAATACCCAATCCTTATTCTGTTCAAGACAAGGATAAACTGTCCAAGAAATTAAAGATTGTTGAAACAATCTCATATCATGCCGTCTCGCAATTTCCAATGCTCTCTCTACAGATTGAATGTCTGTACAATAGTCATCATCCCAATATCCAATGTAGTCATAATTCCACCAACAAATTCCTTTTGTTGCTAGCCAATTACAGAGGTCTGGCAGCTGCTTCCACTTATGACGAACAGGATAATGAAAGAAGTAGTCGTATGAATCTGCTTCAGGAACATAGTCTTCCTTAAATCCGATGAGACACACTTCATAGGATCTTCCTAATTTATTAGATCGCCAATGATTTTCTTTGTCATAGGCGTCGTCAAAAAACATCGGACAACCAGTAGGAGTTATAATAAGAGCTTTATCCATTGAGAATCCCCTGATACACGGTCTTGTCAAACCAGTTTAAAAATTTATTCTTATCAAAGAACTTGTTCACTCTCTGATAATCAGCAAACATTGGCTGCATATACATTTCTTCATACATATCAGGATATTGATCTATCTCTTTGATCGCTTCAAAGAATGCATCATCATCTTGATAGTCATGCCAGTTCAGAAAAGCCTTTGTGTTGAAATCACACTCGATGGTCGGACTTCCCCAGTAGATCGGTATAGTCTTTGCACATAAAGCTTCATATAACTTTTCTGTTGCGTAACCAGGATAAGATGAGTTTTCGAAGCAAAGATTAAACTTATATGAATTAAGAAACTTTAACTTTGCCGAAACAGAATCTTCTCCTCGAGGTAAAATATAACCCATGTTATTGTACAAAGGTCCTGCAGAGTCTACACGCTTATATTCATTGAGTTTGTGAAACCATTTATTGCGCATGTTACACGCTTCATTCTTTACAATGAATGAACAAAACTTCTTATTTTGAAGGTCATAAGGTTGTCTGTCAACTGTTGATGTATTAGGAACATCTCGAAAATGATTATCATAATCATAAATCACATATAGTGGTAGTCTATAATTTTTACCATCCATTTCATGATGATCAAAAGATATAGAAAAATGACATCTATACTCCCAAGGACGAGCATTCTCACCTGTATAAAATATCTTTATGCAGTTTTTTGCATCATACGAGATGTTATTACTTCCAAAATTTCTATCACCAAAAATAAGATAGTCTGGATTAACATCATCACGGATGATCTGATAACGTTCGCTTAAAATCTTAGTGAAGAAATTTTCAATACCACCGAATGTATCAGTGAATCCTATTTTCAAAATATTCATGATAACCTCTTTTATACCGCTCGATAAAGTCTATCACCAGCGTATGATAACACCTCGACTTCTTTATAGTTCCACTTTGATAAACATTCTAAAATTCTAGAAGAATGTTCTGATGAAAGATGAACCTCACAGCAGATGATGGGTTTGAATCTTTCAATTGTCTCACTGGCACCAGTTAGAGCGTTCACTTCATATCCTTCAATATCAAGCTGAATCAAATCACATGCGTTTAGTCGTAAATCATCAATTCTAAGTGTAGGAACGTTTGACCTATTGTCAGAACCTAAAACTTTAAACATACCTGGATTGACATCTAATCCGCCGCCTACATTTACAAGTTGATGTTCAGCTCCAAGAACTGAGTTGAACTTATGAATATTCGGTGATTGGCAGTTGTTGACAAGACAATGGAAGTTTAAGGGATCAGGCTCAAAAGTATATACCTCATCAAACATATGACTCAGAAGTTTAGGATAGATTCCAATAAATCCTCCTGCTTGAACAGCAACTTTTCTACCTGTACAATACTTTTCAAACATAGGCTTATGATCTAGATTCCAACACATAATCATAGCATCACTGACTTTTTCTAACTTCTGTGTCATGATCTGTGTTAAACCATAATCTTTAAATGTTATACCATTTTTGAATATACCACTATCATAATATGTACTCACTGTCTTGTCAACTAAATGTACGTGATCATCATATATCATACTAATGATTCCATTTTTACAACTTCTTCTTCAATCCATGCATATGTTTTTGATATTCCTTTATGTAGATTATACTTTGGCTTCCAACCAAGCTTTTCTTCAATCAGTCTATTATCTGAATTGCGGCCGCGAACACCAGTTGGACCTTCTATGTGATTAATCTTGATTAACTTTGCAGCAATATTGCTTGTGATAGAAACGAGTTCATTGATTGTTACCATCTCTTCAGAACCAATGTTAACTGGGCCCACGAAGTCTGATTCCATCATCAGGCGTACGGCATCAATACAATCATCAATGTAAAGAAATGATCTTGTCTGCTTTCCGTCACCCCAAACATCGATCCAATCGTCTACACTCTGAACAACTTTACGACATATAGCAGCAGGTGCCTTTTCTTTACCACCTTGCCATGTGCCTAGTGGACCATAGATATTATGGAATCTAGCAATGCGTACAGGAATAGAGTAGTTGCGATTATAGGCAAGATAAAGTCTTTCACTGAACAGTTTCTCCCAACCATATTCACTATCTGGGTTAGCAGGATATGCACTATCTTCTGAACAGTTAGGATTATCTGGATCAAGTTGATTATGTTCTGGATACATACAAGCAGAAGATGAATAGAAAACTTTAGTTCTATTCACACCAAACTCCATATTTTTTTGTCGAACAGAATCTAGAACATTTAGATTGATTGTTGCTGAGTTGTGCATAACATCTGCATCATGATCACCAGTAAAAATATAACCAGCACCACCCATATCTGCTGCAAACTGGTAGATTTCATCAAATGTTATATCAAACTGTTTTGCAAATGTTTGATATGGATTTCTATTAGCGCCTGCCCATCCAACCACTTCATAAACATCTTGATGATTACGAAGGTCGCGAATGACAAAATGATCTGCGCTAGACTTTGCGTATTCAGGATATTTAAGATCAACACCTCTAACCCAGTATCCTTCAGACTTCAATCTGTTTACCATATGATTGCCGATGAAACCACCAGCTCCTAAAACAAGTGCAGTTTTCATATTTTTTTACCTCACATACCAAAACCAAGTTGTTGTATAGCAAACTTGGATTGGTGTTCCAATTTTAATCTTATGTCTGAAGTTCTTTAATGCAGACTTAACACTCTGTGATTCATGTCCATTTCCACAAAATATTCCACCAGACTTAACATTCTTGTAGTATAACTCAAGATTCTCTTCTGTGCAAGAAGATTTTTCAATACAAACAATATCCCTTCTCTTATCTTTGGATATACCAAAATCTATTTTGCCTTTAAAAGATTTTGTGTTGTCATCAAACATTCTTTTGTACTGTTCAGTAGTATCATCATATTTGTTGACAATATTAATTTTGATAATCTTATTGTTATTCTCTAAAAAGTTATATGCGTTTTCACCTTTCAGATCATTAACGATAAGCATTGCAAGCTTATCTTCTCTCATTCTTTTTGTATAGTTGCCGATTGAGAAAGATATTAGATTTGTATTTGGCCACATTCCAAATGTCTTTAGATGTTCTATATCAAACAATTCAGGATCCATATTTCTTCTCCATAATATCTTTCAGTCCATTTACGCGATCATATTGATGAACGATGCAATATGGTCTACCATCATCAGTTGTCACAACGCCATCTTTAATCTTTGGTTGGTTGTCTTCATAAATTGCTGCATAGTTGCCAGGGTTGTTCTGATACATCAAACCTAAATCACCTTTACCAGACTGAACCGCACCGAGTGTAGTGCCCAACTGAATGGCCCAATCGTCGCTGTTGTTTGTGAAAAGTGTATCTTCTTTAAATGGCGATTGATTAAGAATGAAGTTATACACAGCCTGATCAACAATAGGAATAGGACGATTGACGCTCAGATGAAATATGAAAGACAATAGTCCTTTAACTGAACTTGTTTCACCTGCAATAGTACCCACATTGAATATGAAATTATTCTTGATCTTTTCATGGAAGAAGGGTCCAAACGAATCGTAGAGATTTTTATTTCCCCATGGTTCATTCCGATATCTCATTCCTTCTGAAGAAGCAACTATAAAATGTGAAACTAGATTATCTAACAACCAATCTGATGGATTCGACTGAAACACAACATCTCTTGTATCAGTGGTTATAACGTGTGAATATTGTTCTTTCATATTTTCAAGATAGTTCCACAAATAGAAAAATCTTTCAACATGAGGTGCATTATTATTGGGAGTTTCTATGTCACCATTTGCGTTCTGCTTACCATACAATGATAAAAGAACGCCTTCGCCAGATAATTTTTTAATAGTCTCAGCTTTAAGGTTTGTTCCTACTATTGCAACATCACCTTGAAATCCACTCTTTCGTATTGAGTTAACCCAATACTTCAACTGATCCCATGTATAGTTACTGGCTCCACCTATAATCAAATCTTTCATTATATTTTCCTCGCGTAAAAATCATCACATGCAGATAGTTCAACAAACTTACGTTCATATCCATATGAAGTGAGCAAATCATATATCTGATCTCTATATGATTGTATATAGTTATGTTCTACTGTGATGTATTGAATGTTATACTTTTTATTCTCACGAAAGAACACGTTCAATATGCCGTATTCAGTACCTTCAGTATCAATAGAAAGATAATCAATGTGTGATGGTGATTCGTACTTGTCTAACATATCAAGCAGAGAAATCGTATTGACCTTGATTACATTATTGGTAACTCTTTTCGATGCATGTTCATCGTTTGTGCCAAAACCTTTTACTGTAGATAGGTCAGGCGCATCTGTTAGAAGAAACTCTAGTGTCTCACCAGATTTAATCCAGACACAATCTAGCGATACATTACACGACCTATTCTTGAGAAGATCGTTTTTCCACACAGTGCATGGTTCAGCTACAATGCCTTTCCATCCATATTCCTTCTCAAGAATATATGTGTTGTTTATTGTTCTACCATCTGTTGCACCAAAGTCAACAAAGTATCCAGCTCTCTTATCTTGAGTTTCATATAGAACCCAAGCATCTTGTCTATTTTGTCCTATAAAATTTGTTTTACTACAAAAATTGATAAAATCATTTATTTCATCCATGGAAAAATACCTTCATAATGAATACGTTGACTCTCATTACCCCTGATGAAAAACTCTTCGTTTACAGATTTTGGATTACCATCTAGACGATAACATAATGTGTGTTTACCACTTGTATCATACTTAGCGAAGTCTTTAACGTTGTAGAAAAAGTGACGATCACCTCCCCAACCATGATGCCAGAATTGACATACTCTAATTAGAAACTCTCGACGAAAAGCAAATGACGATGTGTCGATCAGATATTCTGGTTTTTCATGAGTGAAATATATAGGCCACTTACCTAAGCTTTCACAGTTATCTTCGCATAAGTAATTTTTTTCTGGATCATAAATCTTGCGAAGAGAGTATGCAAAATCATTTCCCTCTTCAAGAGTTTTCACTAGAGTTTCAACATGATTAGGTTCGTACCAATTATCTTCATCAAGAAAGAAGATGTAGTCTGAGTTGATGAGATGAGGAAAAGCCGCATAGATACGATGACCATAAAATCCATTTGCACCAGTGTTCTCATGCAAGACATAGCTAGAAAGATTAAGATTAGCAGAAGGTCTCATAGGAATATTCTCAGCTAGGTTATCTGCTGCTTTCGGACCATCTACGATGATAAGATGTTGAACGTGTTCGTATGTTTGATTTTTAACACTCTCAACAGCGTCTTCAAGTTTTACTGATCCAGTTGTAGGTGTGATTACCGTAACAGTTTTAGGTTTCACAGGACCATCAATAAAATTATAGTTCATTCTTCATCCTTCATAAAATCATCAGTTACAAATACATGAACGTAGTATGGCTTTCGAAGCAAGCTCATTTGATTAATCATGTGCTTGCTGCCCCTAGATGTGCCATCCCAAACAATGACAGCAGCATCAGCATACTCCGCCATCTTACAATTGCGAATAGCACCAGCAGCTTTACCATATTGATCCCAAGGGGCGGGAAACTTTTTTACGGGAATGTTGTTTTGAAGTGCATAGTACTCACCGAGACTATCGGCGCCAACAGCACAACCAGAAACAATCTCAGAGATATCGAAACCACTCTTTTCAACTGCTTCGCTAATAGTAGAAATTTTAATTAATGATCTAGAACCTGCAACGATAACTTTCATTTCACCTCACCAATGACGAATAACGCCTGCAATAATAAAGATATTCGTTAGTATATAGAAGAGTATTATAATCGTTCTAACGACTGCAACTTTGTCAGCCTCATTATCAGAACTACCACTTTTTTCCCCAAGAGATTTAGCCCATAATCTCCACATCATTCACCTATTATATATCAAAGAAAGAGGGTCGTCAAGACCCTCTTGTGTTATTGTTGGCAGACAGCTTGTTTTGCAACGCTGTAGATATCTCCTCGGTTGAGTCCGATATCTGACAATTCGTCGTCTGTAAGTGCTTCAAGTTCGTTTCGGATTTTATTCTCTCTATGTCTTCTGTCCAATAGAGATACCACATCATTGATAAGTCTGACGAGCATATGATGTTATTTACCTTTCTCTGTGTTCAATATGGTTTGCGATCAATATAAGCATCTTGAAACAGTCGCGCGCATCTTCGGATAGTTCATCTCTATCCCTCAGAGACTTGACAGCAGCAACAGCGTCTCGTCTTGTCTGATCAGGATATGTAAGATGTGAACATGGCAATTTGCCGTTGATCTGTTTCTGAATGATTGCACCACCCATAACGTGCGCACCACCTAGTACGTAAATGGCACCCAATGCTTGTTCATCAGTCTTGATGTTGTCAACGTAGAGTTTTACATCCTCGATAGAATCAGCAGAATAACCTCTATCATACATTACAAGTAGGTCGTTCTTGACTTCATTAGAACGCTTCAAAGCATCGGGTGCCCAGTTATCAATCACAGTATGAATATCTAATAATGATCTGAGCCAAATGGTCCACTCTACAGGGTCAATATCGCCTGATGCCATAGAAAGACCAAAAGGAGTCTGTTCTATTGAATGATGAAGATCGCGAGTTGCCTTGTGGAGTGGACCAAGATCAGCCATTACTTTTCATACGTCTCTGATAAGAACTGCTTTGTTGAGCTAGTCTTTTCAGTGCTAGGCTCATTGATAGGTACCTTCTTAGGCTTCTTTTCTTCAGGAATGAAACGCTCAAGCCAAATCTTAAGCATACCGTTGATGAGATCAGCATTCTTCACTTCTACAGTTTCAGCTAGTGTGAACTGACGATTGAATGCGCGATCTGCAATACCCTTGAATAGATAGTCTGTGGCATCTTTAGATTCTACACTACCCTTAACTGAAAGAACACCTTCCTTCAATTCAATTTCTAGGTCTTGTTGGCCAAAACCAGCAACAGCAATCTCGATGACATACTTGTTATCATCGACCTTGCGAATGTTGTATGGTGGATAAGTAGGAATCTTAGGAAAGTTCTCTGTAGCAGCGGCAACACGCTTGAGGATTTCATCGAATCCTACTGTCGTATTGAATTGCTTGGGAAGAGAGAATGGGTCAGTAAAGCCCTTAAAAATATCACTCATTATAATACTCCTGTTTAGCGAGTGGTTATGTCTTCCATTGTTAGGCAAGACAGTATATTTATAACATTATTATGTTGAGTTGTCAATGTTATTCTTCAATTCATCCAATTGTTTTTGTTGTTCTTTTATGGCTTCTATTAAAACACCCACAATGTTACCATAAGTTACACCTATAGAACCTTCAAAATCACTAACAACTTGAGGAAGAACTTCTTTCATTTCCTGAGCTATAACACCAACTTTAGATTCTCCAGTATCTTTACGAACATAATTCACACCTCTCATTCTGCTTACTAAATGAAGAGCGTTTTTAATTGTAGTGATATTTTCTTTTTCTGAAGCGTCAGAAAGTGCTATGATATCTCCAGTTGCATAAATTGCACCACTCACATGAAGTTCATATGACGGAGATAATACACCAATACCAACACGCTTGCTGAATTTATTGAAAACAAAGTCTGCTGTTCCGTTGAGAGTTCCAGCATCATTAAACTGTACATATGTATTAGAACCTGCGGCTGAACTTGAACCGGTAGCACCCTGAGTACCAATACCAATTATTCCCTGAGTACCTTGAACACCTTGAGTACCAGTCGTACCTTGAGTACCAGCACCAATAATTCCCTGTATACCTTGTGATCCAGTTATACCTTGTGATCCAGTTGATCCTTGAACAGAAGTGCCAGTTGTGCCTTGAACAGAAGCGCCTGTTGATCCTTGTGATCCATTTGTACCTTGGACACCTTGACGACCTTGAATACCTTGTGATCCAGTTGATCCTTGAACAGAAGTGCCTGTTGTGCCTTGAATAGAAGTACCTATTGTACCTTGAGTACCTGTTGTACCTTGAACAGAAGTACCTATTGTACCTTGAGTACCTGTTGTACCTTGAACAGAAGTACCTATTGTACCTTGTGACCCTATGGTACCCTGACTACCTACAGTACCCTGTGATCCAGTTGTACCTTGACGGCCCTGTGTACCTTGAGTGCCTTGAATAGTAGATATTGCATTACCGTTAATTAAAACGTTTGCTGCATTGATCGTACCAACAACATCAAGTTTGTAGATAGGGGATGATGTGCCGATACCTACGTTAGTATTAGCTACAACAAGTATTGGTGTTGTATCATTATTTGCATATACACCGAAAGATTCTTGACTTCCTTGCCAATCACTCTGTCTAACTCTGAGAGCGGTGGCATTATTAGCTACTGTTGTCCAAACTCTAAGGGTTTTATCTGGTGTTCCTGCCTGTGATCCTTGTCCTATTGTAGTATTGGCTCTATTGTTTCTGAGCATACCATTTCCAGCAGGACTTACAAGTTCAATAGCTCCACCAAAATTATTAGCGCCAAAAGTAAAATTAGGTGCGTCTGTGACAAATCCTGTTGATGACATGAGCATGTTGTTTGCATCACGAATCAACATCGTGTAGGAAGAATCTTTTTTCTCACCCTTGTTATCTACAGAGAAAACAACATTATAACCGTTATCAGAACCAACAAAGAAACGACCATCGCCTGTAATGGTTGCTATTCTTGCGCCTGTATTTGATGTTGCGCGTAATAACTGAGTTGAATAGCTATTTGCGCTTGATGTAGTTAGATGAAATTGAGCAGCAGGAGATGTTGTACCAATACCAACGCGACCAGATGTATCAATCGTCGCTGCAATAGCATTATTAGCACCTAGATATAATGGTCTTGGTGATCCAGTACCACCTTCTTCACCAATGATGTAATGACCAGAAGAATTTGCTGTTACATTGATTCGTTCATAGTTTGATGCGTCTGTATATGTACCGTAAATATGTGTTGATGTTGCTGTTGTACCATTAGCAATCGAGAACTTTGCTGTTGGAGTAATACTACCAATACCAACATCGCCGTTAGCAGTCATTGTCATAGCGACATTGGCGTCATCTTTATACCAGAAATGATGACCCTGATTACCGCCACCAATGTTACCAATCAGATATCGAGCCTGTAATGTTCCACCCCAGTTCTTTGACCAAAGACCAAAATGACCATAACCGCTATTGTATGTAATAGCAAGACGACCACCTGAGTTTGTATTAATGTATTGGAAATCAAGAGCAGCGCCTGGAGTTGCTGAGTTTTCATTGTTCTGAAGTTTTAGCAACGAAACTGTTTGGTTTGGTACGTTGTTGCTAATAACAGTTGAACCAGAAACAGATAGTACGCTAGTTGAGTTGGCGGCAACACCACCAATACTCATGCTTGACGTTACATTTGCTGTACCGATTACATGGAGATTGGACGTTGCTGCAGCAATACCAATACCAACATTTGATGATACTAATAATGTACCATCGTTTGGATTTTGTGCAAGATAAGCATTACCAATTGCAACACCACCAGCAGGTGCGATTCTTACAGTAGCGTTGGCTTCAGTTTTGGATGTTGCATCTGCTATGCCACCTGTAGTAAAGCGCAAGTCGGCTTGACCAAATGATCCTAATGGCACACTCCAAATTGCTGCCTTATTCTCAACTCTCTGGAATTTAAGTGCTTTCACTCCAGAGTTATAGTTATCACCAAAAGAAATGATATCGCCTTGTATTGTTAATCTGTCAGTCAGACTGGATGCTGTGCCAATTCCAACAAAACCTCTGATGCTCAATGTATTAGATGAAGGATTATATGTAAAACCTGGAGATGTTTGCGCTGTCTGATTTGAACCAGCATCTGTTACGAATACTGGAAATACAGTATCGTTAACTGTAACGGCAGTAGCGTTGATAAGAGTTGAAGGTCCAGTTGTACCTTGAGTGCCAGTTATACCTTGTAACCCAGTTATACCTTGAGTACCAGCACCAATAATTCCTTGTGTGCCTTGAGTACCAGTCGTACCTTGAGTACCAGTCGTACCTTGAGTACCAGCACCAATAATTCCTTGTGTGCCTTGAGTACCAGTCGTACCTTGAGTACCAGTCGTACCTTGAGTACCAGCACCAATAATTCCTTGTGTGCCTTGAGTACCAGTCGTACCTTGAGTACCAGTCGTACCTTGAGTACCAGTTGTTCCTTGGACAGAAGTACCAGTCGTACCTTGAACAGTAGCGCCCGTCGTACCCTGTGAACCAATAACTCCTTGTGAGCCAGTAGTGCCTTGAATAGAAGTACCAGTCGTTCCTTGTGATCCAGTTGATCCTTGAACAGAAGTACCTGTTGTACCTTGTGATCCAGTTATACCTTGTGATCCAGTTATACCTTGAACACCTTGACGACCTTGAATACCTTGTGCACCTTGTGAACCACTTAATCCTTGTGATCCTGTTATACCCTGCGAACCTGTTATACCTTGGACAGAAGCACCGGTTGTACCTTGAACAGAAGTACCTGTTGTACCTTGTGACCCAGTTATACCTTGAGTACCAGCACCAATAATTCCCTGTGTACCTTGAGTGCCAGTTAATCCTTGTGTACCTGTTGTACCTTGTGATCCTGTTGTACCTTGTGATCCTGTTGTACCTTGTGAACCTATTGTACCTTGTGATCCAGTTGATCCTTGAACAGAAGCACCAGTCGTTCCTTGTGATCCTGTTGTTCCTTGAACAGAAGTGCCTGTTGTACCTTGTGATCCTGTTGTACCTTGAACAGAAGTACCTGTTGTGCCTTGAGTACCAGTCGTACCTTGAGTTCCCTGACGACCTTGAATACCTTGTGCACCTTGTGAACCAACGGCTCCTTGTGATCCTGTTGTACCTTGTGAACCAACGGCTCCTTGTGATCCTGTTGTTCCTTGAGTACCGGTCGCACCTTGTGTACCACTAGTACCTTGAGTACCAGCACCAATAAGTCCTTGAGTACCTTGTGTACCAATAGCACCTTGTGTTCCTGTTGTTCCTTGAACAGAAGCTCCTGCTGTACCTTGAGTACCTGCACCAATAAGTCCTTGAGTGCCTTGAGTACCAGTTAATCCTTGTGATCCTGTTATACCTTGTGATCCAGCACCCGTAGTACCTTGTATACCAAAAGAACCTTGTGCTCCTTGACCACCATTTGTTCCTTGGGCCGCTTGAGCAAAATTTAATCTCCAAGCATTACCATCACTATGCCAGCGATTTCCATCGTCTGTTTGTACTTGTTTGCCTCTGTATGCTACTGGATCTAATGTTGATAAAGAAGAAAAAGCAATGATATATAATCCATCATCAGTGAATTTTCTTCCTGAAAGAAATTTTTCTGTCACAGCACGCCCACATGTTCGGCTGAAGCCTGTTCATTAGCAGATGCCCACACATGAAAACTTGCTGTATTACCAGCTCTCACAAAAATGATATCACCATTTGCACCAACGGCGTTTCTCTTCACTAAAGAACGTCCTTGAATTGGAATAGCCACAGATTCACCAGCAGGAACAGTTATTCTGCCAAATGAATCATTATTAGAACCAGACTCAGGCTTAAATCTTACTTCTATCCAATCAGTTATTGCCGTGTTATTTTTGGCTACAAGAGGTGTTAGGAAGAATATGAGACCTGAAGCTATACCTCTAGAGACATCAAGAGGATCACGGCTTGTGTATTGTGAACCCGAAGGATCAGGTACAGAAAAATCAGATGCTTCTGCTATAATTGTCCATGCTGTTCCAATACTCGAATTTGCGATACTTATAGGTTTACCTGTAGAAGGTTGACGACATGTAATTCTTGGCATTAAAACCCTCCAAATGTAATAGCTGCCTTAATAGCTTCACGTTTTGTAGGAGCGATAAAACCGCGACCTCCCATACCAAATCTTGCATCAATTGTAACATCACCAGCAAATAAAGCGTTACCATCACTATCTTGACCTGTTGCGATAACAACACCACTATTAGATTCAATAATACTGTCTCTGATAGATAATCTTGCTTCAGCAGGAGGTATCTTTATCGCCCAAACACCTATCATCGTAGCAGTCCAAGTATGGCCGATAGCTTCAATTCTACTTGGTTCTATTCTCTTAACAGGGGTCTGTATAGTAGTAATGACAGCAGTTGTTGCAGCATTAACAGATTCTCTTGCGTTTGTATTTATTGAAAGCTTATTGATCTCATCTTTAATAAAATTGTAACTATGAACAAATGCAGTTGTTTTATCAGAACTGAATACAGAATTTGCGTTAGCGGATGTATCATAGAGAACGTTCTGAAATCTCTCTATCATATCTGTGCCGCCACCTCTAATCATATACTCAATGGATTTAATCCAAACAGTAGAATCAAAAAAAGTATATGCTTGATCTGCTGCATCCCAACCTGTATTATAGCCCAGAGTAGTCAAATTACTCCATAGACCATTAGCAATCGTGCCTCTAGTTATTGAAATTAAATTTGCAGCATCACTATTTGCTGTAACAGAAATACTAACCTGATTTGGAACAATAATTTTTCTTGAACCTTCAGCAACAAGTGAGTAGTCACCAAACTGAGTAGCACACGCACTCAGAATGATTTGACCACCAGATAGAGCCAGAAAGTGTTTATGTGCCCACATAGAAATAGCATTAACGGCGTTGATTAATCCGCCATTCTTAGCGCAATAACCAATGCCATTATAAGAAACAGGTGTTGCACCCCATGTCATGATATTTGGAAAGATAGAATACTGAGAACACACCATGCCATCTGCTAGTGCTACACCAGCGCCAATGGCAAATTGTGGATTAGAATTAGCAGCATCAAGTTTTGCTCCAGTGAATCCATCTGGCTGTGCGCTTCTGATGGCACACTTATGAGCATAAGGAACACGGGTAATGACAGCACCAGGACGAAAACTAAAAGCAAAACCTTCAGTTGGATTTGTCAAACTATCTAGTCTGAAGTTCTCAATAATTAAACCTTCAATGAAGCAACCTGATCCCATTCTGAATACATTTCGTACTTCAAAACCAGGTTTTGGTCTTATGAAAACACCTCTGTGTGTTCCTTGAACAACACAGTTATCAGGCAGGTCTAGATGTCCTTCTGTCTCATATACTCCAGGACCAATCTTAATGAGAGTTAGACTCGCGCGCGCTGTTGCTCTAGATATTGCCTCTTCAATTGTTGCGAGTGGTTCGTATTCAGATTGTCCTGTGTTATTATCATCACCAATAGTAGAAACATAGAGTGTGTTAGCTATAGGTTCATCAGCACCCTGATTAGTTATGTTAACCCAAATATCATTTTTTCTTAATTGAAGAGAATCAACTTCAGTGTTGTAAATAACAAGACCATCAGGTGGACCAGAAATAGAGTTACGATCTATAGTATCCATGCGAGGAAATAAAAGACCTTTATCTGTAGAATACAGGTCTAAAATCGCAGCAGAATTAGGTGTATACTCTATATCGCTTACTGAAAGCGATCCACCCAGTGAAGTTTTGGCAACTATCTTATTTGTCATCTATTCCTTATGCTACACTTTTAGGTCTGCCTCGACCACGCTTAACTGGCTGTTGTTTGGAGTGAGCAACAATATTCATTTTAGAAGTATCAATTGTTGCAACACCTGTAGAACCTAGACCGCCAACACGATCAGTCTTTTGTTCTGGCTTTTCTGTTGTTTCTACAATATCATACCTTAGCTGCTCAATAAGTTCAGCCTGAGCAATGCGATCACCAACACTAATAGTCTGAGGGTTTTCACTAAGATTTGTCAACAGAACAAACGTCTCATACACATAATCAGAATCGATTACAGCTTCAAGATTGGCCAATACCAATCCCTGCTTATATGATAGACCTGATCTTGGATGAATACGAAGTGAGTGACCCTCTGGAATATCAAAGATTAATCCTGTCGGTACCATAATTCTATCGCCTGGCATAATAGTTAGTAAACCGTCACTCTTGATAGGACGACTAAACGTCTTGTTATAGACATTATATCCAACATACTCATGTTTGCCGTGAGGCTGATATGCTAGATCAAAACATGCTGCTTGTTCTGTGCCAAACTTAGGCAGAACGATTCCAGAATGTGTCTTAAAGATTTTCAACTGTCCATTATACTGTGTCATTATATACTCCATTATATGTTAAAGTTTTATTGTGTAACTTCGTCCCAATCCATAGAACCTAAAACATCATCTCCGTTAGCTCCTGGTACCGCAACTAATGAGAAGTTTCTAGGAGTCAAAGTGAGACCATTACGCTCTAATTGATATTTAAAGAAATCACCTTGAGGTAAAGTGATTGAGCCTGCCGCATGATTTGTTGTTCCTATAAGGCCTTGAGCAACAGTTGTTCCGCCAGTTATTCCATTAGCAGACAAATCATATTCTACAGAAGATGTTGTTCCTGCTGATGTCCAAGAAGCATTACTTAAAGTTCCACCCTCAACCAATCTCCATTGAACTCTAGTACTAGAACCTACACCACCAACACCTAGCATAGAAATCATTGAAGGAATAACTATGGCATCTAGTCTGTCTGCTTTCAATCTGATAGATACAACAGGATATGGAACACCTGCTGTTGCAAGATTAATAGCAGTATTAACTGGAGTACCTATTGCTCTCTGTTCACCACGTAAGCTATATCCTGCTTCTGATATAACTGTTGAACAGACTTGTTGCAACGTACTATTATTACCAGTAGGTCCAATATTTTTAATCTCATATCTCAATGGCAAACATGCAGTAGTGATATATGTACCAGTGTTTCTATTTGCATGATGAAAAGAATGAGTATGTATAAATCTACCGTCGATAACAAATCCACATCTTACAGAACCCAATCCTAACCATTCTAAATCAATAAACATGATCTGCGCTTTAGATATATCAAGAGTCAAGAGAGATGGGCTTGAGGCGGTATCACCCAATAATGTATCTACATTCCAATCAGCTTGTTCTACTCGCGTTTCCTGCAACGTACCTGTCACATACGATCTTTCAACCCAGGCAACTGAATTATTAGCCAATTCGAGATATATACCATTTTGAGCACCGTAATATCCAGTTCTCTGCCTTAGATTTGTCTGAGCCGGCGCAAATACGAATGTTTGTAATATCTGTAAAGATTTGCCTGGCTGATATGAGAATACTAGATCAGTCTCTCTTACTACTTCAGCATTAGCGGCTGTTGTGACCGAATGAAGCATCGTTCCTGCGTTCGCGCTGAAAACGACTGTGCTATTTGCAGTATTAGATGTTGACCATTTTCCGTTATCTCTATATCTATGAGATGAGTCGAATAGTGTAAATGGTTGTGAAGTTCTTGCACGCCCAAAAGCATCGATAGCCATACCTGAAGGATTAGCAGGACCAATCGTATTACCATACTGGTCTGCCAACATGACAACTTCAAATATAGTTTTTTCTTGCTCTAGATATTTGTGGGTATCTTTTCGAAACTGGGCCATTAGTCTTCTCTACGTTTCTTGCCTATTGTATATTTAGTAATTAAATTCCAGTCATTCTTCTCTTTATGAGAGATGATCTTAATATGACTTAGAGGAGAAATAGGGAAGTCAGTGTTTGATTCGTCAACGATGTTCAAGAGTTTCCATTCGCTGAGAAGATTTATGATAGTGTTTCGTCTGCCTATATCATCTTCAGAGAAGTCTGAAGATTTTCCATCGAGAAGAAACATCTCTTTAAAATGGACAATATAGTATTTGCCTTGTTTATGTAGGATGTGACAAGACTGATATAGAGTCTTGTCTTTTTTTGACGCTACACCAATGCGAGAAAGTGTCTCACGAATCTTCAGAAAGTCATCTGGCTCATTGAGTTTTACCTCCACTAAGTCTTCTATGTTTATCATTCAAACCACCTCTATCAAGCTTCATTTTTATCTCACAAAGGTGATCATCAGTCAAAACAAGCAGAGCATCTTTAGCTT